TCAAAGAAAAGAATGAAGACTTATACAACCATGTCTGGGAAGGTGAAGTCTTATCTAATAGAGATGGATCATACTATGCTAAGTTTATTGACGATAGTCAGATCATGAACTTTGCTGTAGAGCCTAACATTCCTGTTGATACTTACTGGGATCTAGGTGTGGCAGATGCTACTTCTATATGGTTTGTTCAGCAAGTAGGTATGGAGCTACGTATTGTTCATGCGTTTGAGAATCAAGGTGAAGGACTAGGATTCTACATCAACTATCTACATGACTGGCGAGTAAAGAACCAAGCAGTGTTAGGCAGACATTACGCACCACATGATATAGGTGTGAGAGAATTAGGCACAGGCAAGTCAAGACTAGAGACAGCACGTAAGCTAGGCATTAACTTCCTTGTAGTACCAAGACTATCAGTTGAAGATGGTATTCATGCTGCGAGAGCAATACTACCGAAGTGTTACTTTGAGAAGACAGGCTGTAAAGACGGTCTTAATGCTTTGAGACGATACCGCAAAGAGTTTGATGAGAAGAAGGGTGTATATAAACCACATCCACTACATGACTGGTCATCTCACTTTGCAGACGCATTCAGGTATTTTGCTATTGCATTCAGAGAGAACAGACCAGAAGCAGGGAAGAGGCAACCTATGGCTAATACAGACTGGTTGAATGGCTGAGTTAGTAGAGAATGAGATTGATTGGTTCGTGTGTTTCGTAGATCATGGAGAGTTTTACTGGTGGGATATTGGAACGTCACCAGGCTTCAGACATTGCTTTGCATTTAGATGGGATGGATACAACTGGTTGATGGTTGATCCACTAGGGTGTTGGTTAGAGATACAAGTCATGCCTTATGGAGACCAAGACAACGTACCACAAATGATGATAGAACTAGGCCATAAGGTGATATATGTTCGTAAGAGTAGGGAGAATAAATTTATCTTCCGAGGCCTTACAACTTGTGTTAATATGGTCAAGCATCTGATTGGTGTTAAAGCCTTTTGGGTGATTACACCAAGACAATTGTATAACTATTTACAGGGGAAAGATTATGGGCGGATTATTCAGTTCACCAAAAGCACCACCACCAAGCGAATCTCAAGTTAAAGCCGAAGAATTAAGAGATCGTGAGACACGCAAAGAAGAGTTTGCTAAAGCAAAGCGCAGTTCATCAGGTATTAGACGTAGAAGAGGCAGATCACTACTTATCTCTGATAAAGAAACAGGTATTGGTTCAAGCTCAACACTAGGATAAGACTATGGGTGGAATTTTTGGGAAGAGCGGCATGCACGCAGGTCTTTTAACCAAAGCAGGCGCGATGAAGAAGCTGAAGAGTACGGCCATAGAAACCAATCCAGCTTTACGAGAGCAAATAAATAAAGATAAGATTACTCATGGAAAAAACAACAGAGGAAGAGTCTTACAAGATGTGGATAAAACCAACAGACCTAGAATCTTAGCCTCAAGATCAAGAAGAGGCGGAAGATCATTACTGAAAGATAAAGAAGGGTAGCGTTATGGGATTTGCATTCAAGAAAAGCAGAGATGCTGTAAAGAAGTTAGCAAGCGAAGGCACACCAGCAGGTGTTGCAGTGGTTAAAAAATATCATAAAGAAGGTGGCGCACCTGGTGTAGCTAAAAAAGTAAGAAGCGGTGTTAAAGATCGCACCTTACTTGGTATAAACGATTAGGATAAAACATGCCAAAATACAGTAAGAGTAATCAAGCAGTTGCAACTATCATTAAAAGATACGAGACTGCAAAAGCACATAGAGCATCTTGGGAACAGCATTGGAAAGAGTGTTATGAATATGCACTACCCCAACGTGAAGTGTTTAATCAACACAGTCCAGGTGCGAAAAAGACTACAAGGATCTATGACTCTACAGCATTGATTGCTACACAGAGATTTGCATCAAGATTGCAGTCAACATTAGTACCACCATTTAAGAAGTGGGCGAAGTTGTCAGCAGGTTCAGCAATTCCTAAAGATCAACAGACTAAGATTGATAAGCAGCTAGAGAAAGAGGCAGACACTCTATTCTCGTATATCAACAACTCTAACTTGGCTACAGAAGCTAATGAAGCGTTTCTTGATCTTGCTGTAGGCACAGGCGCATTACTATTAGAAGAAGGTGAAGGTGAAGATCTATTAAGATTTAAAGCCGTTCCACTGAAACAACTTATTATTGAAGACGGCCCAGGCGGTACAGTCGAGAATGTATTTAGAGATCACTCAGTGGCAGCTAGAGACATTGAGCGTATCTGGCCAAAGGGTACAGCTTCAGAAGCAGTCAAGAAGATGTTGCAAGAGAAGCCAGATGAGTTAGTTCATATTATTGAAGCTACTATCTGGGATGATAAACAGAAGAATTACACATTTGTGGTTATTGAGTCAGCTACTAAGCATGTTGTGTTTGAAGATTACTTTGAGCAGAGTCCTTGGATTGTATTCAGATGGTCTAAGGTAGCAGGCGAGCGCTATGGTCGTGGTCCTATCATGACAGCATTACCAGACATTAAGACAGCTAATGAAGTTGTTAAGTTTGTATTGAAGAATGCTGAGAAAGAAATTGCAGGTGTTTACACAGCAGTAGATGATGGTGTACTTAATCCTTGGACTATTAGCATTGCACCTGGTTCAGTAGTTCCAGTAGGACAACAAGGTTCATTACAGCCGTTAGTATCAGGTGGCAACTTTAATATATCAGAGTTAATCTTAGGTGATCTGAGAGATAACATCCGTAAAGCTTTGTATCATGACCAGCTAGGCCCAGTAGCAGGACCAACTAAGTCAGCAACTGAGATTGGCATTAGACAACAAGAGCTAATGTCAGACATCGGAGCATCATTTGGTAGATTGCAGATTGAGTTTATTAATAAGCTGATTAAGCGTGCTTACTATATTCTTGAGAAAGCTAAGAAGGTTGCACCTATTAAGGTAGGTGGTCAAGTCGTAGAGATTAAAGTTATTTCACCACTTGCTCAACAGCAAGACATGGATGAAGTTAATAAGCTTGCACAGTTCGTACAGTTTGCAGGCATGGTAGGCCCAGAGGCAATGCAAGTAGGACTAGATCTTGAAGCATTCCCTGAGCATATCGCTAAACTATTAGGTGTTGATAAGACATTGATTAGAGATGCTGAAGCTAGAGCTGAAATAAAGCAACAGATGCAAGCAGCAGCTCAACAGGCTCAGTTGGAAGAAGCTGCAATGCAGAATCCTGAAGCAGCTATGCAAGCTATGGAAGGCCAATGATAAACAGCCAGCAAGATTTTGATGCGTTAATCGCAAAAGTATTCAAGAGTAAAGATGGTAAGAAGGTTCTTGAGTGGTTAGATGAGAGATACATTAAGACAGCGGTATGTACACCTGGCCAAGTAGAAGGTCAAGGGTATTATCGTGAAGGGCAGAACTCAGTTGTAAGGATGTTTAAATCCTGCATAATGAGACAAGAGAGTGGTAAATATAACAATCGTGGAGACTAGTTATGGAAGAAGAAACATTATTATCTGAGGCAGCAGCACCAGAAGCAACAACAGAAGAGAGCGCAACAGGAACTGTAGAAACATCAGCAGTAGATGAGAGCGCATGGTATTTATCAGAGGGTGTAGCAGGACAAGGTGACGCACCAGAGTGGTTTAAAGCTGGTAAGTACGCTACCATTGCAGATCAAGCACAAGCATACAACGGCTTAGAGTCTAAGTTAGGCTCTTTCACTGGCGCACCTAAAGATGGATATGAAACAGTTATCCCTGAAGGCATGAATGTAGAGATTCCAGAAGGTGATGCTTTAATGGAAAACTTCAATGAGTGGGCGCAAGCAGCAGGATTATCTCAAGATGCTCATAGTGAGTTGCTTGGTGTATATCTTAACGGTATGGCTGGTGAACAACCTGACATGGAAGCAGAGATGAAGCGTATCGGTCCAGATGCTAACCAAAGAATCCAAGACATGGTTCAATGGGGCAAGGGCAATCTAGATGCTAATGAGTTTGAGACGTTGCAGTCTATGGCTACTACAGCAGAAGGCTTTCAGTTACTAGAAAGGATGAAGTCATTCTCTAGAGAGACGCAAGTTTCAGCACCTGATACAGCGCAACCAGTGAACACCGTTACTAAAGAGGCTTTATATGATCTAATGAAAGACGAGAGATACCAGTCATCATCAGTATATAGAGACGAAGTTAAGCAAAAGTTTGATAACTTCTTTGGTAAAGAACCTGCAAAGACAATTAGACAGTAAATAATTAACACTTGATGTAGCTTTTTGTTATAATCAAGCCACAGATACCCGTTGATCGGCCTGTATGAGTAGTTTAAGCGCCTCTAAAGCGCTAGATTCGAACCCATATATGGCCACTTTGAATCGAGAAAGTAAGATAATTTTTTTATTCATAGGAGATTAACATGTCAGTTAATTTAAGTTCTTCGGCATCAGCACAGTTTGACGCAGAAGTAAAACATGCCTTTCAAGGCGCAGGTAAATTACGTGATACAGTACGAGTTCGTACAGGCGTAGTAGGTGATACACATAACTTCCGTACTATGGGCAAAGGCACAGCTGCTGCTCGTGGTACTACTCAATCAGACGTTACAGCAATGGACGTTTCACATGCTAAAGTTGCATGTACTCTTGCTAACTACGTTGCACCTGAGTACACAGACATCTTTGATGCTGCTGAAGTAAACTTTGACGAGCGTACAGAACTAGCAGGTACTATTGCTGGTGCTTTAGGTCGTAGAGTTGATCAGTTAGTATTAGATGCTCTTGAAGCTGTTACTTCACCGCCTGCTATTGCAAACGGTGGTACTAACATGACTTTGGCTAAGATTACAGAAGCTGCTTCTAAACTAAATGATGCTGGTGTTCCGATGGAAGGCCGTGTTATGGTTTGTTCTGCTGCTGCAATTGAGTCAATGATGAACAACACAACTATCACTTCAGCTGATTACAACGCACTACGTGTATTGATGTCAGGTGAGATGAACACATTCATGGGCTTCGAGTGGAAGATGATCGAAACTCGTTCTGAAGGTGGTTTAGTTGTTGCTACTAACATCCGCTCTTGTTGGGCATACCATAAATCAGCTGTTGGTTTAGCTGTAGGTATTGATGTTTCTACTGAAGTTAACTATGTACCTGAGAAGGTTTCTTGGTTATCACTAGGTAAAGTTAAAGCTGGTGCGGTAGTTGTTGATAAGACAGGTACAGTACAAGTTGATATTGACGAAACTGCGTAAGTTGCGTTAAGACTGGCCCTTTTCACGAGGGGCTTTTCTTAAAATAATTTAGGAAGAGAACATGTCAGCAGTTAAAAACTATACAGATATTGACATTGCATCAAATGCTTTATTGTTAATCGGTGAAAGCCCAATTGCTTCATTTACCGAAGACACAGTAGCAGCGCTTATTGCAGCCAACCTATACTCTTCAACATTTGAGAGTCTATTAACACTTCATCCTTGGCGCTTTGCTTCTACTAAAGCTACATTATCAAGACTAACAGCAGCACCAGTTAATCAGTGGAAGTACGCATATCAATTACCTGCTGACTTCTTAGTAGCTCAACACATAGACGAAGGTAACGATAATTACCAGATCTATGCTGATAAGCTATATTCAGATAATACAACGATGGTTCTTGACTACACATACAAACCTGATGAGTCATTCCTTCCTGCTTACTTCACACAGCTATTAGAATTAAGACTAGCATCAGTATTTGCTATTCCTATTACTGAGTCTGCTACTCGTGGTGAATACTACGCAGGACTGGCAGAAAAACAATTACAACGATCTAAGACTATTGATTCACAATCTACACCATCAATTGGCCCACCAGCCTTAGAGGGATCTAGATTAATTAATTCGAGGTACTAATGGCTAAAGCAATTGCATCTCAAGCATCATTCATTGCTGGAGAGCTTGATCCAAGACTAGCAGCAAGGATTGATACTGAGAGTTATACTAAAGGTGCTGAAACATTAACTAATGTTATTTGCCTAGGCCAAGGTGGCGTTAAGCGCAGACCTGGTATGAAGTATATTGATACAGTTACAGAGTCATCAGTACGTCTAGTTAGGTTTGAGTTCAATGTTACGCAGACATATCTTTTGGTGTTCGTTGATTCTAAGATGTACATCTATAAAGATGGCGTATTACAGACTAATATCAACGGAACTGTTTATGATTATCTAACAGTGCCTTATAGCATATCTGAGATTAAAGAGATCAACTGGACTCAGAGTGCTGACACTTTGATTATCTGTCATAACGACTATGTACCTAGAAAGATTGTGCGTGGTGCTACAGATACAGACTGGACTATTAGTTCAATGACGTTTACTTACTATCCAACCCATGACTTTAATAGGGATTATGATGGTGCTACATTTACTACACCTGCATCAGCTAAGGTTGTGGGCGATAGTATTACTATTACGTTAGATGCTGGACATAACCCAGTAACGACTGAGCATGTGGGCGGTATGTTTGAAGGTAACGCAGGTGTGGTTAGAATTACAGCAGTAGATACTACAGCAGGCGCACAAACACTCACAGGCACAGTATTACAAGAATTTACAAACACGAATACCATTAGTGGTGTTGATGCTTCATTAGAAGAGCCAGTATGGACAGCAACACATGGCTACCCTGGTTCAGTAACATTCCATGAATCAAGACTATGGTTATCTAATTCAACTGCACGCCCTCAGACATTATGGGGATCAGTGACAGGTGACTTCTTTAACTTTGATCGTGGCTTTGGTGATGCAACAGATTCAATTGACATTACGATGGACACAGACCAGGTTAATGCGATCTACCATCTAGTATCGGGAAGACATTTACAGATCTTTACGTCTGGTGGTGAGTTCTTTATTCCAGATCGTCCTATCAAGCCTGCATCAGTGGGCGTGTTACGTCAGACAAGATTCGGAGTTCTCAAGGCTGTACCACCTATTAACGTAGATGGCGCTACAATGTTTATTCAAAGGAACGGCAAGCAGGTTCGTGAGTATTTATTTACTTATACCGAAAACTCGTATGTCTCCACAGAGGTGAATTTGCTTGCCCCTCATCTTATTAATTCACCTGTATCTATGGCAGCACAGACTGGTGATATTGATAACGAAGGAAACTACTTATATATTGTTAATGCAGATGGCACAGTGGCAGTCTTTATTACTAATAGAGCAGAATCAGTAACAGCTTGGACCAGGTTTACTACAGATGGCGATGTTAAAGATGTTGCAGTGGTTGAAGACGTGGTTTACTTCCATGTGAAGCGAACTATGAACGGCTCTACTGTATATACAATTGAAGCATTAGATAACAATACCTATACAGATTCAGCAGTGCATGTGGTTAATAGTCCAGCATCAGCAACAGTTACAGGCTTAGATCATTTGAACGGTCAAGAGTGTAGAGTGAGAGCAGATAGTTCAGTGATGGACAATGCTACACCAGCATCAGGATCTATTACTTTGGCACGTACAGCTACTAATGTAGAGGTAGGTATTAACTACGATATAGAAGTTAAGACTATGCCAGTTAATGTTACGTTCGGATCAGGCCCTATTAATGCTACTAAGCGTAGAATTTTACGAGTATCTGCTCAACTATACCAAGCAAACGGTATTAAGATAA